ACAAACGATCTTTGGATCCAAAATCTAAGATCAACAGGAATATAGGAGGTTAAAAATGCTACCATATCAAATCATTGAAGGCGGTTCTTTTACTTCCGATTCCACATTAAGTAAACAAGTAGCTCTTTCTTGCGAGCCTGATCTATTTTGGATCAGAAACCGCACAGCATGGGGCGACGATGCAGCTGAAACAAGCGTTGAAAGCTGGTATAGAAGAGGAATGGCAGCAGGTGCAGCCCAGACAGCAGACCAAGCGGTAACAACTGGTATTTTGTCTTCAGAAGCGGTAACAAGCGGTGGTTTTACACTAATTGACACTTCGGCACCTCCTTCTTTTGCTTCTCTTGCAACAACTGCTATTACTGGTATTGCTGGTACATTTGTTGTATCTATGGCAAACACTGGTAACATTGCAGTAGGCGATTTTGTAAGGCTTTATAGCACTACAGGAGAGCTTCAAATTGCGGGCTATAGCTTCCAAGTTACAGCAGTAACGGCAAACGTTTCTATTACTTTAGGCTACATGGCCTCATCTGGTATTACATTTGCAGCGGATGCGACGGCAGGTTTTGTAAAAAAATACATTCCTAACCTCATGTATCCACGTTGGAGCTATATTGCAAACATCACTCAAGCAGCACAAGCGGTTGTGTACTTTACAGCTAAAAACGATTACACCCCTGGTGAGATCATTAGCTTAAGAGTGCCACAACAATTCGGAATGATTGAAGCTGACTTAAAACCTGCACGTGTTCTTAGCGTCACAAATAGTGCAACTGTATCGTCAGTAACACTAGACCTAGACACATCGGGCTTTAGTGCTTTCACATTCCCAACAAGCGCCGTTGCTGCTGCTGGTGTTTCACCAGCTGTTGCTGTGCCTTCATCTTCTGGCGTTGTGCCATTTAATGGAAGCGCAACAATACCGCAACAACCTCCTGGCACTAACTTGCTTGATGCTTTTGACAACAGAAACAAATTCGTAATGAATATGGGTTCTAACGTCATTACAAGCTCGTCAGCAGTTTATGACTGGTGCGCGTTTAAATTTGATAAATTTACTCAAGAGTAAGTTTTGGGGGGTCGAAAGGCCCCCTTCGTTTTATATAAAAGGTAGGCAATATGCAAGTAAGAGAATACAATAAAAAGAAAATCAATACTAAGCCAGCTCCTGAAGTTGAGGAAATGGTAAAAAAACTACGCAAAGAGCATTCAAGACTAGTAAAAGGCATGTTTGAGTTCGTAGACGCTCAAGGGGGATGGGTTGAATTTAGCTATAGATTCTTTAAAGAAGACCCTATACAAACTATCCGTCTGGTGCATGGTGAAATATGCGAATTACCTATGGGTATTATTAAGCATCTAAACAACACTGTTAAGAAGGTGCGTAATATGGCAACGGAAAAAGGCGATGGCTCTTTTATTCCTGCTTCTGTTACAAAAACATCAAGATTAAGATTTACACCTATGGATGTGCTATGAGTCTTTTTGTTCCTCCGTTACGATATATTAATAATATTACTAATGCGCAAAAATGTGTTATCACGTTTACGGAGGAGCATTTTTTTAAGCTTGGCGAAATAGTCACTGTAAAGTGTTCAAAGCCCTATGGAATGATCGAAATTAATGATATTTCTAGTAGAGTAATAGAATTGTCTTTTGATACGATAACACTTGAGATAGATACTTTAAACTTTAGCGCTTTCATCTATCCTGCCGTGGGCGTCGTCCAAGTTCCTGCTATAGTGGTTCCTTCGGGTTCGGGAATAAAGCCATCAGAGTACACGCCTACGGTAACTTTAGAACCTGTTTTTGATAACAAACCGAGTTAATATATGCCCATAGCCACTCTAGATTCTATAAGAATAAAAATACGAAGATTGACAGGTTCGGGAACTTCGCTACAGCTAACAGATTCGCAAATTAACGATTATATCGATTCTTTTTATTCTTATGACTTTCCAGCACAATTTCGCAGCCTTAAATTAAAAGACGTATATACTTTTAATACAATTAAAGGCATAGATACTTACCCTTTCGATAGCGAGCATTACACAACAGTCGAGCAGCCAGCTTATTGCATGAATCGAGCAATAGCGTTTTTTAATAATCCTTGGCCTTTTTACGGCGTTAATTATAACTGGCAGTATCAAAACAACTTCGCAACATGCAATGGATTGGCTGGACCTTATAGCGGTTTTACTAGCGCAAAGCCTTTAATACGTAGCGTTAATAATAATCCTGCTAATACTCAGCAAACAACTCCTTCTCAAGTTCCATATCCTGTTAGCCGTGTGCAAAACTTATTAATTACTACAAATGTAATGAATGGTATTACATACAACGTTACGGATTCAGCTATACCTAATTCTAATCTTGGTAATTTAATAGGTGATTGTGTTGCAGGGCAGATAAACTACGAAACAGGTGCTATAACGAATCTTATTTTTTCAGGACCAACAACTCCAGGGCAAGCAATACAAATACAATATAACCCAACGCAATTAAGCATACCCTTAAGCATACTCTTTTTTCAAAATCAATTTACGCTTAGACCAGTGCCAGACAAGGGATATACTATTCAAATAGTAGCATATAGAAGTCCCTCACAAGCTTTGTTAACATCTCCTGCATCTCAAGGTTTACCCGAACTTAATGAATGGTGGGAAACAATTGCTTTTGGAGCATCTAAAAAAATATATCAAGATCGTTTAGACATGGACGGCGTTGTAATGATGGATCAATTCTTACAACAAGCTTATTCCTTAAATGAGACAAGAACCTATGCACAGCTTGGAAAACAATCTGTAAGTACTATATATAAAGATCAATTAGCCCAAAATTATGGTCAAACAGGTTTAGGATTTGGAGGCGTTGCAAACTGATGGATGAAAAAATTAAAAAGATTAAAAAAGTAGTCGATAAAAAGTTAGAATCACTTATTAAAGAAGATAAACCCAGAGATAAAAAACTTAAACTTTGTGATAAATGTATGAAGAGAGGTAACAAATGACTTTTACCCCTAATATCCCTACAACAGGCCAGAGTTTAGGAAATACTAGAGACGCAATTAGAGGCAATTTTACTAACTATTTTAATACTATAAGCGTTAATCACGTTGACCCAAATTTAGCAGATCAAGGCAAACATAAATTCTTGCAAATGCCCGATCAAGCAGCTGCCCCTAATACAGCAGCTAACGAAATTGGTTTATATTCTAAAGATGTTGCAGGTAACTCTAGACTTTTTTTAAGGCAAGAAAATAATGGTGCAGAAATACAATTAAGCGGAGTATCACCATTAGTAGCTACAAGCGGTTATACGTTTCTTCCTGGAGGTTTGATTTTACAATGGGGGCAAGCAACTCTAGGCGCTAGTCAAACACTTGTAATTAATTTTCCTATAGCTTTTACAACTGTTTATCAAGTTATTCCAGCAATAACGCAGAGTGATAGAATGATTGCTGTAACTGCTCAGACAAATACAAATTTCACGGTTCGAGTTGAACTCAATGCAGCAAATGGCTTTTTAGTTAGATATATGGCAATTGGAGTATAATGTCTAGTTTAGTGCCTATAAACGTTTACGGTTACGATAAAGGCGGTCTTGTTAAATATAATAAGCCTTTACTGCTTGAAGATGATGCCTTCCAAAATCTAGAAAATGCTTATGTTTTCAGAGGCACATTGCAAAAACGTTTCGGCTCTCAGCTTATAGGCAGATTAAGACGTAACTTTACAGATATCAATTATTTTCCAGCTACAGCAACTAGCTGGACATTTAATATAAAATCTGTTGTTGGCTATGTATCAAACGCAAATAATGCAAATCCTGGACAGATAACTACAACAGCACCTCATGGTTTAGTTAATGGTGATTTAGTCATTCTTAGTAATGTTGGCGGAGCTACAGGATATAATAACGTAACTTTTACGATAACCGTTGTAGATAATTATAATTTTACTGTTGGCGTTAATGCTGCTGCATTTGGTGCTTATACGTCAGGTGGTTTTTTTATTTCTAATAGAAGCCTCACTGCTTCAGAGCCAAACGCACAGATTATACCAGGAACTTTCAGAGTTACTTTTGATGGCAAAACTTTTATCGATCAAGGCGATGGTTTATTAGCGTTATCCCCTTCAAGTGCTAATAACTATGGATTTATCAATTATTCTTCAGGAGCTGTGGACATAGTCAATGATAGTATCGGTGGTCCTTTCGCTGCTGTTATGACTTATTCTTATGCTCCTGGCTTACCTGTCATGGGTATAAAGCAAAGAGAAATTGCAAATATCAATGATGAACAAACTATATTTTTTGATACAAAATACGCTTACATTTATGTTGGGGCAGTGTTTACGGAATTTTTACCTGGTACTAAATGGGATTCCTTAAACTATAAATTCTTTTGGACTGAAAACTATACAGGGTCGACATCAGCCATTCGTTTGTTTTTTGAAACCAACTTTATAAACGATGTAAATAATCCAATGCGCTATACAAATGGCGCAACATGGACAGACTTTGCTCCTGTTTTATATATAACTGGTGGTAATAGCTTTGCCATGTATTCAGCTAGGATTTTAGTATCCTATTACGGCCGTTTACTTGCTTTCAACACATACGAGGGTCAAGTAACATCACCAATAACACCGCAAAACGCCACTAACTTTTTCAATCGTTGCAGATTTTCTCAAATTGGTGATCCAACATCAGCCGACGCTTGGAGATCTGATATTTTCGGCAAAGGTGGTTTTATAGATGCGCCGACTAATGAAGAAATTATAAGTGTTGCCTACATTAAAAATACGCTGATTGTTTATTTTGAACAAACAACTTGGCAGCTTAGATATGTTGGAGAATATGGTCTGCCTTTTATTTGGGAGCGTATATCTTCAGATTTTGGAGCAGAAAGCACCTTTTCACCTGTATTATTTAATGACCAAGTTCTTTCTGTTGGAGATAAGGCAGTAACTGCTGCTAATGCTACAGATGTCCAAAGAATAGATTTAGCAATACCTGATTTTGTTTTTAATGAGATACAAAATAAAAACCAAGGGCCCGAAAGAGTTTATGGGATTAGAGACTATCAAAAAGAACTGGTTTACTGGGCTTACCCTCTGGAAACTGACCAAAGAGTTTTCCAAAGCAATGTGTTGGTATATAATTATAGGAATAATACTTACAGCATATTTAGGGATAACGTTACTTGCTTTGGCACGTTCCAGCTACAAAATCCTATTACATGGGACAGTCTAAGCACATATTGGGATAACGATAATGTATTTTGGAATGATCAAAACGCACAAACACAATTTCCCGCTGTTGTTTCTGGTAATGCTCAAGGATACATTCACAATTATAACTCGATTACTCCTGACGAACCCTCTTTGCATGTAGAAAATATTGTTTTTGGTGCAACTACTAGAATTACTTCGACCAATCACAATTTAGATTCTGGCGATATTATACAGCTTAAAGGCTTAACTTTTGTTGATACAACTGTAGCTCCTTACGCTCTAGTAGCAACCACTATTAATGATAAGACCTACTATGTACAATATGTAAACCAAAATCAATTTGATATTTATATTTGGACAGGTACAAATTATAGCCAAACAATAACCGCACCTGTAGCTCCATACACTTATACAGGAACAGGCACTATAAGCTTATTGCCTAAAATGCTTATTCAAACAAAAGACTTTAGCCCATTTATAAAGCAAGGTTTGCAGACAAAAGCCAGCTATTTTGATTTTCTTTTAGATGTGCCAGAAGGTCCAACGAATGATCTTGTTGCTTTCAGTATAGCTATTAATGTAAATTCTTCTCCTGCTGCTGTTGCTAATATCATTGTTGGTAATAAGCAACTAGAAACTACTACTCCACAGCAATTTTATGTTCCTGCTTCTCAATATGCTTGGCACAGATTTTTTGCAACTCTTAATGGCCAATTTTTTAACATGACGTTTACATATGACGATGAGCTTATGAATAAAATGATTACTCATGAAAATACATGGGCCTTAAATGCGATTACTTTGTATGCACGGACAGGAGGCCGAAACACATTCTAGATGAGCTTTTCTTCTGATCCTGCATTACTTGCTAACCAATTGCCAATAAGTGTAGAATTTCCCAAAGACTTCGACCGCTTTCTTCCTATTTTGGATCTCCTGTACAAACGTATTGCTAATACCGTCAATACAAAAGAAGGCGGTCTTTATTCAAAAACCGAAGTTGCTGCGTTTATGCAATACTTTACAAGTACCCCTAATGAATTTAGGCCAGTGTATAGAAAGGTAATAGATTTTGGAGCTTTGCCTAATGCTGGAGTCAAGCAAGTAGCTCATGGTTTAGCCGTGACAAATACATATCGATGGGTTAGAATTTATGGAGCTGCTACCGACCCAGTGGCCTTGACAGGTATTAGCCTTGATAGATCATCTCCTACTCTTAATGAAAACATCAAAGTGGATGTTGACGCTACAAACGTCACAATTACCACAGCAATTAATTATAGTGCTTATACAAGTTCCCAAGTTGTTTTAGAATATACCAAGATTCCTTGATTTCTCATCTTTCTTTAAGCAAACTAAAACTTAAAAAAGAGGTAAAATTATGGCAGGTATTTTTGAGTTTTTATTTGGTTCGGATGACAAATTACAAAAAGTAGAAACTATGACTAAAGAGCAAAAAGGCGCTTTATCTAGTTTATTATCACAATTATCAGGTATGGCTGCTCCAACAGGTGCTTACGGTTTAGCACAATCAAGATTGCAAGAACTATTATCTGGTACTCCCGAAGCTTATCAACAATATGAAGCTCCTTACTTAAGACAATTTCAAGAGCAAACTATACCTCAATTAGCAGAAAGATTTGCGGGTGCTGGGGCTTTAAGTTCATCCGGTTTCGGCCAAGCTTTAGGTGCAGCAGGTGCTGGGTTACAAGAAAATTTAGCATCTATGAGAGCAGGTAATCAATTAGGAGCAATACAGAGTGCGCTTGGGCAATATTTAAATACTGCTCAGTTAGGTTTAGGAGCGCAGCCTTTTGGATATCAAAGAAAAGTTGGTTCGCCAGGATTTTTACCTCAATTTGCCTCTTCTGGGCTTATGGGTATCGGACAAGGTGGTTACGGTTCATTAGCTAAACTTTTTGGTCTAGGAGGGTTTTAATGGTTCAATTTTTTGGTGAATTTAAAACAGGAGCAGCAAAATTAGCTGATTTATTAGCTCCAAGTCTTGGACAAGGTCTTGGTTCAATGTTTTCATCGTATCAAGCAAATAAAGCCTTAGAATCAGCATTAAACGATCCTAAATTAAAGTCCGCTTCAATTGATGAAAAATTAAGTGCATTAGAAACTAAAATGCGTCCATTTGGTTCAATTGGGGAACAGTTATTTAATCGTCGGTTTCAACTTGAACAACAAGCTGAAGAAAGAAGAAGACAAAAAGAATTAGAACTTAAAGCTGAGCAAGAAAGAGCTTTAATGCGCGAAGAAAAAGCTAGATCGGAAAAATTAAGAGCTGATCTTGAAAGAGAAAAAATTGGTCTCAAACGCGAAGAATTAATGCAAAAATTAGCATCTCAAAAAGAAGCCGAATCGTTTAAAAGAGGAATTGAAACAGAAAAACTCGATCTTTTAAGAAGAAAGCAAGCTTTAGCAGAAACTACAGCAGAAAAAAAGTTTTATGATGAACAAATAAAAAAAGAAGAAGCAAAATTACCTGAAGAAAACCAATTAGCTCGCCAAGCTTACGATAGACAAATGGAATTAATAAACAAAGGAAATTTAGGTCTAACGGCAACACTTGGAAAATTTATTCCAGGTAGCGAAACTCAAAAAGATGTTGCAGAATTCGAGCAATATAATGCTGCTATGGAGAAAGCTTTATCTAATGTTTTATATGGTGGTAGACCAGCCAACCGTGAGCAATTTAATTTTGTTAAAAGCTTTTTAGTTAGCCCTACAGATTCTGAAGCCATAATAAAGTCTAAAATGAATGCTATAGGGAGTATGTTGGGATTTGAACAAAAAATGCCCACAGAAAAAAAATATACTCCTGAAAAACTTTCTAAAATAAAAGTTCCTGAAGGAGAAATTCTTCTATCATATAAAGGCGAATTGAGGTCCATACCTAAAGAATTTTTAGAACAAGCCTTATCCGAAGGATATGAAAAACCATGAATCAATTAAGACCATTTGAATCTAGTAAAATACCTTTTAGAGTTGTAGAAATTCCATCAGATGAAGCACCTTCGGCTGTTACAAGTGCTGTACCTTTTAGGCCCATAAAATTAGAAGATACTGAACGATCTTTATTAGGACAAACAGGTAGAATTGCTGGTCAGATAGGATTAGGAGCAGCAGAGCAAGCAGCTTTACCTTATGAATTAAGCGTAGCACCACTTGCTAGCGAAGAAGCACAATTAGCATCGTATAGGCAAACTCTTTTTGATGATTTAGAAAGACTACAAGATCAAAAAGCTATGGGTCAATGGGATGATACCGATCAAAAACTTTATGAAAGTATTGTCGAACAAATAAAAGATCCTGAAAAATCAAAAAAATATATTAAAACTGCTGATATAGGTATCCGTGATCTTGCTGAAAAAATTACGGGTCAAGATTTAGCACCAGAAAATTTTTTAGAAAGAGCGGCTTCTTGGATTGGATTTATTAAAAATCCTGCAAATATTAAAGAATTATTTAAAAGTGGTATAAATCCAAAAGAAATTGTTAAAAATTTAGGTATTACATCTAAAGAAATTGGTAGAGGTATAGGTGCTGCTACAGGTTTTGAACTTGCTCAAGCTAATAATTTAGGACCTATTGGGCAAATGGCTTCGGAAATTATTGGCGATGTAGTTGGTGGAAAAGTATCAGGAGCAATTAAACAAGCTGGTAAATTAATAACTAAGCCTAAAGAAACAATAGCTAAATTAGCAGCAAAATCTGTTCCAAAAGAATCTTTAGAAGCACAAAAAGATATTATTAAAGATTTCAGAAAACAAAATATACAAGCTGATTTAGGAACAATTACCGATAACAATTTATCTAGAATGATTCAAGCTAGATTGGCAGCTTCTGGACTTACTGGAAAACCTTTAGAAAATTTTCAAAAAAAATTAACTCAAGAAATTAAAGATTCTTATAAATCATTAGCGGATACAGTCGGCGAATCAAGATTTCAAACATTTGCACAAGCAGGTGAATTTGGCAGGGAAATGGTCACAAAGTTACGTGACATGGATAAAATGGTATTTGATGACCTTTATAAAAAATTTCGTGAACGCGTGCAAGGTACACCCAGTAGGCCAGCCATAGAAGTTAATCCTACAGGTCTTGCCTTAGCTGTAAAAAAATTAGAAAGAACTTTATCTCCCGGAGAAGTTAAATCACCCCAGCAAAGAGCTGTCCTTAGTGTTCTCAGCGATATTAAGAAAGACATATTTGACGAAAATCGAAAAATAAAAAATGTATCAGTTTCTAGTTTGTTAAACAATAAAGCAGCTTTAAATGATCTTATTGATTACGAAGTACAAGGCGGTCAAAAGAAATTATTATCAAGCTTAGTAGGTGAAATAAGTCGTTTAATTGCAACTGTTGGAACAAAAGACCCAGAAGCGTTAAAACTATTAACACAAGCAGAAAAAAAATTTGCTGAACACGCTAAAACTTATCGTAATGATTTAATTAATAGATTAATTACTAAAGAAGACCCAGCTATTTTAATGAATCAAATGAATTCTATTGCAGGAATAAGAGCTATAAAAAAAGCATTAGATAAAACACCTGCTGGTAAACAATTTTTTGCCGATGTTTCTAGGTTAAAATTCGATGAAATGGTCGGTAAGAAAATGACCGATAATGTATCAGAGCAAATTAAATTAGGCACATTTTCAAATTTACTTAAAAATCCAAAAGAAAAACAAATTGTAAAAGAACTACTCGGAGATAAAGCTTTTAAACAATTAGAAAATTTACAAAAAATTTCTGGTAAATTAGCTCAATCCGCAGATAAATTTTTTAACGCTTCTAAATCAGGAACGACATTAATAGATTTCGGCTTAATTGGATCTTTTGTGCAAGATTTAGGATTTTTACTTTCAGGTAATCCTTGGGGATTAAAGACAATGCTTACAGTTGGAAGTGGTAGATATCTAAGCAAACTGTTATCTGATGATAAATTTCTAAAAAAAGTTGAAGATATTATTTTAGCATCTGATAAAAACGATGTTAAAGGAGTACGTTTACTTGCCCAAGAAATGATACCACAAATAAGAGAAGCTATAGCAGCTACTACAGTTCAAAAGAAGACAAGTAAAGAACAGGAATAAAACCTTTCTTTAAAGAATTGTCTAATTTGTTATCTGGATAGGGTCTTAAGGCTCTATTCAAATAACAAATCTATAATAATACAACCTATTAAAAAAATAGACATTAACACAATAAACCCCTTTATTAAAAGCTCAGCAACAATATAGCAAATATGCTTTATATTTGTCAACATTTGAACATAAACTGATGAAGAATATTAATATTATATATATAAACTTCTTCTTCTTCTTACGTTGTGGAATTGTTGATAACTCAATATTTTTCTCTCTAAAAGCATAAGTTTATAACTTGTCGAAGAACTTTTCATAACTTGAGAATTATAAACAAGCTAGAAAAAACCCCTTTACTTATGAACAATAAATCTACAAGCTATGAACAAAATTTGTTGATAAATCTTTTCTCTGCAAGCAATCTTTGAAAAAAAAGAGGGTTTATATGGCTATCAGAAACAATAATAATAACATCACAGGATATGGCGTAGGCGCAGCTCAAATTCAATTAGCTCCAAAGCCTGAAGCATGGAATAGAGCGCCAACAACCGCTGACGTTGGCTTTCAAATTGGCTATCAAGCGATCTACAACAA